GTTTCCATCACAACTTTGTTACCTGAAAGCAACTCCAACGATCCGCCAACAGGAATCGGCGCCGTGGTAACAAGTTCAACCGCCTGGTTGGCTTCGTTATTAGCTCCTGCTCTGTTAGAGGTATCTGAAGTTAATGTAACTGTAGCAGTAATTTGACCAGTAGTTGTATTACCTACCATCATTCCAAGAACTACTGTAGTAGTAGAACTTGCAACGGTATAGATAACATCAGCACTGGTAACTCCTGCTTTAGTTATAACTTTAAAAGTATTAGCCATTTATCCTCCTATTATAATATTATCCAAGCGCAATTGCAAGGGCAGTTGGGTCTTCTGAAGAGAACCCTGCACTTGTTAAATACGTTTTTAATGTTGTTAAAGCTACCTGCTTCATTGTTCCATCATCATTTGTTACTAATCTATCGGCATCTGCTAACGTTATAGATGAAGCAGCAGTGCCACCATCCATGATGTTTAATTCTGCCGCAGTAGATGCTACATTAGTTCCACCAATATCTAAAGTGGTTACAGATATTTCTCCTGCAACAGTTACTAATCCATCGGCTACAGTTATTAAATCAGTATCGTCTGTGTGACCTATTGTTGTTCCGTTAATTAAAACATCATCAATATCTAGTGATCCCCCAGTAATTAATCCTGTTGTTGTAATAGTTGATGAACCAGTGTCAATAGTTCCAAATCCAGAAGTAATTGAACCAGAATCTAATGCTCCAGTCGTTACAATATTACTACCACCCACTGAATGAGAAGCAAAATAAGTTGAAACGGTATCAACGTTAGTCATACGCATTGTACCACCATCATTGATAAGTATACCATCACCACTTGCAACTGCCGTAGTGCCTCTTGCAGTACCACCATCAATTAAATTAATTTCAGCTGCAGTTGTTGTTATCGCTGTGCCCCCAATACTAAGAGCATCTGTTTCTACTGTTCCATCAAAATAAGCATCTTTAAATTCTAAAGCATCTGTTCCTAAATCTACAATAGCATTACTAGCCGGTGTTAATGCACCATCTGTTAAAATTAATTGATTTTCATTACCGGCATAAAAATGAATTGTGTCAGCAGTTTCAAAATCTATTTTAGTTTGATCGTCTTCACCAATCTTAACATCAGTTGCTAATATTGATGTAATGCCTGTTTGTGCCGCATCTACACTTAATGTGTTAGTTGATAAACTTACACCAGTTCCTGCTGTAAAAGCAGTTTTGGACATTGCTATTGCTGCAGAACTGTTAATGTCAGCATTGACAATAACACCAGAACCGATTGCTGCTGTTCCAGTTGTTCCTATTGTTATATCACCAGATATAGCAACAGGATTAAAGTTTGTACCATCCCCAATAAGAGCAGCACCACTAGTGTTTGTGCCCATAGTAAGGTCATCACCAGAAATTGTTAAATCACCAGTAACTGTTAAGTTACGGCCTATAGTTATATCGTTGTTAGCATCTTCTATGAGTAATTTACTAGCAGGTACTGTACAAAAAACATCTTTCGTTCCTGCAGCAAAATCAACAGCACTATCGCTGTTTGAAGAAGATATGACTGTTGTACGTGTAAGATCAGAACTATCACCATCTAGTGTTCCTAATCCAACTTCCCATTCACTTGCTGTTTGATGAGCAATGACATAGTAAGTAGTATTAGAATTACCAATACCAGAAGCAAAAGTTTCAAAACCAGTGACTGCACCGGCAAGAGAAACTGCTCCTGTTCCTGTAGTAGTAGTTGTTTCCTTTACGCGATCATTAATGACTAATGCCATTTATTTCTCCTATGCTAATCTTAATATAGCATCACTTGCGTCGGCTGTAGGAAACTGGATTGTAAAAGTTCCGCTTGTTGAAGTTTTATCGCCTCCAAAGTCCAACACACATACTGCTTTATTAGAATTACTACTGTTATAAATTAATGCACCTCTTGCTGTAATTGTTGCTGATGTAAATGATATATCAGAAAAATCACAAATAGCTGTAGTTCCTGAAGTAGTTGGTGTTACACTTGTTAACGATCCACCACCTGCTGTATAAGTTCCTGAGTTAGAAACTTCATTTGAACTTGAATAAGCGGTAGTAGAAGCACTTAAAGTAGCTGAACTTGTGTACAATGCAATTTTAAAAGTGTCACCAGTTGTAGCTGTAAAATCATGTCCTTCGACAAGTATTTCTTGTTTAAAACTAGTGCAAACAGCTTGAGTTATTGCCATGTTCTATCCTCCTGTGGATTTCTGTTCTTGTTGTTGCAATGGTATTCTTAATTCCCCTTGCATATACTCATCTCTTCGTTTCTTTCCAGTTTGTTCTATTGTCAATTCCTGGATAGCACGTAGATATGATTGTTCATATAATTGCAGCATTTCAGCTGGGCCCTTCAAGAATTTGAAGGCTTCTGCAAGACATCCATATAATAATGCTGATGGAGCATTATTACCCAACCATGAGGTTGTATTACTACTAGATAGTCTTGTAGGTAGTCTAGTAATTCCTAATTCTACGTTATACGCTGAATCCGGCGTTGGCGCAACATAAATTGTGTTATGATCCCAGTTAGACCAGTACTTTGGCGTTCCTGTAGATGTCCTATTTGGCCAGTATTCATTCATATAACTTAAATCTTTTTTTTCTAAAAATGTTCTATTAGCTGTGCCAGAAGCAGGCCAGATGTGAACTGTTCTAATTGTCACAAGCGATGTTGGATCAGGAGAGGACCCACCAGGTAATGATAAAAAAGCATTACTAGAAGTAAAGGTTGCTGTTTGATGAGATTTAAAAACATCTAAATCAACTTCCCTTAATATTCTATTTTCAGTATGCTCTATAAAATCATCTGTAATGGTAGATGACAATACATCTGTACTTGTTTCAGTATAATTTAAAATCTGTGTTGTTAATTCTGCGTATGTTGTCATTAGTTACTCAATGTTGCTGGTCCAGCAGAAGCATAGCCTCCACCACCATTTCCTGTTGTTCCTGGTGCCGTTGACACCGTAAATGTGTAAAAATCATCATCTGTTTTTGTTATACTATATCCGTCTGAATCTTCTAGTTCAGTTACAGAAGCTCCAAATAAATTTCCTGTAACATCTCTAAATCTTACAGTGTCACTACTAGATCTTCCATGATCTGGTTCAAATACTGTTATTGTTGAACTACTAGCTGTAAACCTAAAAGGATTACGAGGAAGTAATGTTGCAACTGCATTTTCTGTTCTATCAGGTCTTGGAAACTGTAAAGGTTCAGGATCTGGAACATACTTTTGTGGTTGTTCCTGTGGCGCTTTTGGTTCAAATTCACTTTTATGAACACGTGAGCCATTCCATTCTATAACCATTTCAGTGTATGGATATTCCATACCACTACGGTCAGAAATAAATTTAGCGTATTTTCCTCTAGCGTAAGCCATTTATCCTACCATTTAGAATCTTTTGATCCAGCCCAATGATACTTTCCACCTTTAGTAGCTGCACCCATTCCTTTTGCAGAACCTGTAATAGTTCCTTTAGCAATAGAAATAGCTTTTTCTTTTTCCTTAGGGCTAGCATTAGGAATTGAGATAGTTCCTCTATCACTCCAATTTCCTTTTACTCCACCTTTAGAACTTCTTCCGGCGTTAGAATCTTTATTCCAATTTGGATTACTCATTTTTCCTCCTTTTGACATTGACAATCTGCACATCCACATTGTCCTCCGCAACATGATCCACCATTACTACAATGACACTCATGTCCACATATTTTACATTCTGGCATATTCCCTCCTATGGTATATACGCTTGTGCTGGTTTTGTCTTAAATGACACACGTTCGCGGTCATTATCAGCAGCACGTTCAAATTCTTCATCATACACCGCTTTTAAGTTTGCACTTAACATTGGTGCTTTTTTTAAACTTATATAGTAAGCTAGGCCTGCAGTCAAACATGGTAAAAAATAAAAAGGTACATCGGCATTATTAGTATAATCCCCCGCATCTTGTATTCTACCAATATAAAAATATTTAAATATGTAAGCTTTATCCGGACTTGGATATAAGAATAATGTCATATCATTTTCAGGACGACCAGTTGAAGAAGATCCTCCAACAGTAACTTGTCCTGGAATTAAAGCAAATTGTACAGGTCTTCCGTCACCACTAGATGAATTTTCTTTCTTAGATAAATTTAAATATTCAGTTCTAGAAATTCTATTCATAGAAACATCTGTTGTGTTGCTGTCACCTTCTAAATTAGATGTAGCACCAGTAGTAGTTGTTATTGCTGCATCTACTATATCTACTACTTTTTGATCAATTGAATAATAATTTGTACCAGCTGTTAGAGTTTGCGTTGCATACTCTATGGTCCATAAATTTAAACCACGATTTGCCCACTCTGCAAACATCAAATTTAAAGAACGTTTAGCTGTCTTTAAATCATAACCATCGCCAACTTGTAATTGACAACGCTCATGCGCTTCTTGGATTATTTCCTCTATTGAGAGGTTAAATGTTTGAGTGCCTGAATAAGCCATTACTAACCTTTTGTTTTAATAAATTCTGCAACAACTGTGTACATGTTACCATCGTCTGCTTGGCCTGGTACTACAAGATTAATATCACCATTTGTATTAGCATCTGTGCTCGGTGGTAATCCACCAAATTCTCTAAAGTCCCAGTATCCTGTTCCCACTAAACCAAGTAAAGGTCTATCTCCGTCTGAATCTTCAAAATCTAAACGAGCGTGTGAGTCTCCACCATCTCCAGAGTCACATGCAAACCAAATTCTTTGCAATGCTCCAAGTTGTGCAACACCAGCAGTGGTACGTGCTGATGAATCAAAAAATACTGTTGTACTTCCTGTTCCATCTGATTCTACAACTATTTTTAGGACTGCTCTTTTATCGTTTTCTTGTAGGACCTCTGGTCCTGTAACTGTGTCTGCCATTGTTTCCCTCCTTAATCAAGAAACGTGGGGCCGAAGCCCCACTTATTTATTTTTTATTCAAAAACGTTTCTACTAATTGCTGTGTAGTGTACGTTTATTGCTTCAGCTGCTGCCGCACCTGC